ATATAAAATTTAACCACATCAAATCCTGACTTGGGAACTTCTGCTTCGGCCTGAACCAGGATAGCATCATTGATTTCCAGATCCTTGGGTCTTGTGCTTTGCCAATCAGCAATGCTGATGGGATTGGTTTTTTCAGTCCAGTATTCTGCATTGGTTATCTCTGTGCCCGGAGGAACGTTTTTGTTTGATATGTAATATTTGTCGCCGTATAACACAGTTGTTCCACCTGGATAAAAATTGCCTGGATCCCAGATGTTGTTGGGTTCAAACGGCTGCTTGGTAATGTCGTTGTACTCTTGTGCATTGACCATGGGTGTGGCCTTCACACGCCACAGGTGTGGCAGCCAGGTTTGACTAAAGCCTTCGCTGGCAAACGATGCATCCTGGATCACATACCACTTGGGCAGTGCTCGGGGTATGGCACTATTCAAAGGATTGTAGTCCCGCAGATTGGGCAATTCTATCACGTCGCCACTCATGAGTTTGCGACCCACTGTGTCTATCATGTTGTTGTAATGAAACGTGATAAACAAGGTGTCGTTGTTCAGGAACAGGCCAAATTGTGTAAGATCAAAATCTATATCTTGTGCTCGATAAACGCCACGCATGACATAGATGTCTTGATCGTATTTTCTATCTCGATTTTCCAACAACAACAGATCTTCAATAAACAACGGATTCAGTGTGTCGTATTTGGGCAAAGTGGCATCCGGATTGCCCCCGTTGTCACCTGTGGCTGGTCCCATGTATTTGTGCAGATACACGTCGGCTCCGCCCACCTGATACATTTCGGCTATTGTTCTGTCAAAAAACTGATAGTCGGCTGAGCGATTGGGTTTGTATAGTGATAATCTGGGCATGGTAATGTATTTATGGGTCAGTTGACCAATAATCCTGTTTGTGTTATAATTACTGCATTAGTAAGGAGTACCATGAAAACCACTGCCACTGCTCAGACAGCTCGCGCAACTGTGCGTCCATTAAACCCACGCAGCGCCGATACCAAATTCATGGGCGATGAGCCCACCTGGCGGGTACAGCCCATTTATGATCGAATAAGTCAGTTGACCAAGGCTTTTAGCTGGTACAATTACTTTTATGGCAAAAAGGATGCCAGAGACATGGTAGTGAGCTATCTGGAAACTCACGGCCGCAAGAACGATGTGCGACTGCTTCGCGGTGTTCCTGATTCTGCACTGAGACTAACCACAGGCTGGATGTGTCGAATGAGCCAGGTGGGGCTGGACTTGACTGAAGCAGAACAGATTCAACTGGACAACATGTTGGCAGAAACCCTAGGCACCACTCAACAAGCAGAAGTAGAAAAAACAGACACAGCCCCTGCTCGACAGACTATCCAGGATCGACTACGAGAAAAACTTAGCGAATGTGCAGGCGAGCTGGAAGGCTTGTTTGACGACTTTGTTGTGTCCGGCGCCAAGATGAGTGCAGACATCAAGCCCATTACCATTATCCGTGGCAAAAATGTAGCACCACAAATGGTGAACGAAATTGCTGTGGACTGGAAACGCAAACTGGTAGAATTCGAAACTGTGATCAGCGGCAAAGATGCACAGTTGGCAGAAGGCTACAGCAACTTTAGCAAGATTCAGATGCGCGGCATTGTGAAGTTTTGCGAAGCAGTGATCAATGACTGTGGTGCCTACGTGCAGATCAAGAAGGTTGATCGCAAGCCACGCAAGGCCAAGGCCATCAGCCCAGAAAAACGTGCAGCCAAGTTCAAGTTCCAGGCAGAAATTGTGGATCTCAAAATCAAAGGGCTTGCTCCTGCAAACCTGGTGGACAAGAGCGAAGCCTGGCTGTATGACAGCAAAAAACGCAAACTGATCCATGTGGTAGCAGACTCACACGTGGGCACGTTCACTGTCAAGAGCAACAGTATCATTGGTTTTAGCACCGCAGAAAGCATGCAGAAAACTGTGCGCAAACCCACTGACATTGTGAAAGCCATGCAGGCCGCAGGCAAGCCGGCTGCTAGAAAGATCTACAAAGATCTAACCACTACAGAGACACAGTTCAACGGTCGTGGAACCGAGAACCTGGTTATACTGAAGGCATGGTAAAAGACTAAATATAGGGCACGGAGCCCCTAATGGTCGAACAACAATCTATTGATTTAATCACGCTAAAAACCAATCTCTTTGAGTATGTACGCCTACAACTGGGCCATCAAATCATTGACCTTGAACTTGATCCTGCTCACTTAGAAGCAGCGTATCAAAGAACCGTTGGCACCTATCGCCAACGGGCCAACAATGCCTACGAAGAAAGCTACAGCTTTATGCAGTTGGTAAATCAGCAGAACATCTACACCTTGCCACAAGAAGTGCAGAGTGTTAGACAGATTTTCCGACGCAGTTTTGGCATTGCCTCGGGGCCAACAGGTTCTAATTTTGATCCGTTTAGTCAGGCACAGATGAATGTGTATCTGATCAACTTCAACCAATCAGGCGGCTTGGCCACCTACGATTTCTATACCCAGTATGTGGAATTGGCAGCTAGAATGTTTGGCGGCTTTATAAACTACACCTGGAATCCAGTTACCAAAAAACTGCAACTTATCCGCAGCCCAACCGGTTATGGCGAAGTGGTCCTGTTGTGGACCTACAATCTCAAGCCTGAAATTCAGCTGTTGGGTGACTTCCAGATCCAACAATGGATCAAGGACTACATGGTTGCGGCCAGCAAAATGATCATTGGTGAAGCCCGTGAAAAGTTTGGCACCATTGCTGGACCAAACGGCGGCGGCACTCTCAATGGTGCAGCAATGAAAGCCGAAGCACAAGCACAAATGGACAAGTGCATTGAAGAGCTCAAACTGTATGTGGATGCTTCTCAACCATTGACCTTCGTTATCGGCTAAACACCACTCGACAAACTATTGCAGTTCTGTTACAATCATTAAATGCACCTTATGATTGACCTCGAAGGCCTGGCAACAGGACCGGACACAACCATTCTTACTATTGCTGCTCAAACGTTTGATCCGTTTGGCACGGGCTGGTACGACAAACATTACTATGCCAGAGTCACTTTAGAAAGTCAGGAAAATCGTGCTATCGATGACGGCACAATTGCATGGTGGGCTACTCAACCCGACCATGCCCGCGAAGAAGCGTTCAACGAACAAGACCGTATTCCCCTGGATCAGGCACTAGACGAATTGGCCAAAATGATCTGGCACTCAAAACTGATCTGGAGTCAAGGTCCCACATATGACATGAACATTCTTGAGCATGCCTACAAGAGTTACGGCAAGCCTTTGCCCTGGAAATATTTTCAGGTAAGAGACTCAAGAACAGTGTTTAGTTTGTGGCCTGACCAGCCTATACCGGTCACTAGCCATCATGCACTCGAGGATTGTAGACGTCAAATTGGCATGCTACAAACCACACTAAAACATCTTGACGTAAAGGAACTAAAATGATCATAGGAGTTGTGGGATTCATAGGTAGCGGTAAAGATACCATTGCAGATTATCTTGTTAACATACATCAATTCCGTAGAGAAAGTTTTGCCAACACACTCAAGGACGCTGTGAGCCATGTGTTTGGCTGGAACAGAGAACTGCTGGAAGGACGCACAAAACAAGCCCGCGAATGGCGGGATCAAGTGGATCCTTGGTGGGCAGAACGTTTAAAACTGCCCAAACTAACTCCACGTTGGGTGCTGCAATACTGGGGCACAGAAGTTTGCCGTCAAGGGTTTCACGACGATATCTGGATTGCCAGCTTGGAAAACAAACTGCGTAACTCCACAGACGATATTGTGATCAGTGATTGCCGGTTTCCCAACGAAATCAAGTCAATCAAGGCAGCAGGCGGCATTGTGGTGCGAGTCACACGTGGTCCAGAACCTGCCTGGTATGATGCAGCAGTCAGCGTGAATCACGGACCCGACGGCAACTCTAGCTGGAGTATCAGCAAAGGCAAGCTGGAACGCAGTAAAATTCATGCCAGCGAATATGCCTGGGCAGGCACCAAGTTTGATGCTGTGCTAGACAACAATTCCAGTCTAGATCACCTGTATGAACAGGTGCAGCAGCTGGTAACTCAACGATCAGCCTGAAGCTGATTGGGAACCCAAGGTATATCAAGCCGTTTTACTTCCTCCATGCAGTTCAAACAAACTGTGCGTAAATTGTTCAAAGACACATTGCGCATGTTTCCGTCCATGTGACACACCAGCAACTGACCAGCGTATCGTGATCTAAAGCCACATCTATCGCATGTGGCTTTTTTCTTGTAGCCCGCCTTCTTCCACAGGGCCTCGGGCGGCTTTATTTTTTTGTTTCTTCTGATACAGTGATCGCATTTGGTTCGATAGTGTACAACATCGTCGCGAGTGTAGTTCACAGCTACCAAGCGTTGGTTACAAGCAGCACATATGGGTCTCATGGGGTATTTATCACGCGAACCTTTGCAAAGGGCAACGCAACACCACTGGTTTTGTCATCATCCGATAAATATCTACATAAGTTTTTAAAGGAGCCAAAATGGCACTAGTATCACCCGGAGTTCAAGTCACTGTAATTGACGAAACAAATTACATTCCTGCAGCCACAAACTCAGTACCTTACATGTTGATCGCCACAGCGCAAAACAAAGTTTCAGGTTCTGGCGTGGGTGTTGCAGCTGGCACATTAGCTGCCAACGCAAATAAAGTTTATTTGGTCACTAGCCAACGTGATCTATCAGCTACATTTGGCAATCCGTTTTTCTACAAAACCACAGCAGGCACACCAATCAATGGTTACGAGCTCAACGAATATGGTTTGTTGGCTGCTTACTCTGCCTTGGGTATCACCAATCGTGCATATGTTCAACGTGTGGACATTGATCTTTCTGAGCTCACAGCCAGCCTGGTTCGTCCCACAGGCGAACCCAATGATGGCACATTCTGGTTAGACACTGCCAACACCATCTGGGGCACATTTGAATGGAACCTGACCACTGGTGCATTTAGCAATCAAGTGCCCTTGGTTATTACCAGCACCGCAGATCTCACCAGCGGAATTCCTTCGCAAGATTACGGCAGCATTGGCAATTACGCTGTGGTTGCAACCAACGTTGCCAATCCTATATACTACAAAAATGGGGCAGCAACTACAACTCAAACTACTGCTACCGAATTGTCAGACTTGTACAATACCTGGGTTCTGGTTGGATCCAATGATTGGAAACTGAGCTGGCCAACCCTGACAGGTGCCAATGCTGTAACAGCTGATTTAACTGCTAGCGATACTATTGTGATCAATGGGTCAAATGTTGCTGTTCCTGTTTCTCCCAACAATGATGTTGCTGGTCTTAGTGCAGCTATCAATACTGCCAACATCCTTGGTGTTTACTCAGCAGTCATTGACAACAAACTGTGTTTATTTGCCAATGCCAGCGCCACAGCTGACAATTCCACAGCCGACGACGGTATTATTGTGGTCAGTTCAGTTGGTTCAACAGCAGGTTTGCTAACCACTCTGGGAATTACTGCCAACGCAGCCAATTATGCTCCTACTCTGCAGCAAAGTGCCAACTACACTGTGCCACGTTGGAGAACCACAGACGATCAACCTAGACCCACAGGCAGCGTCTGGAATAAAATTACCAGCAGCAATCTTGGAACCTCAATGGTGGTGAAAAAATACAGTACTGCACTAGGTGCATTTGTACAACAATCTGCCACAGTATATGCCAATGACTGGAGTGCCAATGCAACAATAGATCCCACAGGTGGCGGCAAAAATATTCCTGTTGGAACAACATATACACAATATAATGTTGACCCAGAAGACAGCGGAGTTGTGGCATATCCCTACAACAACACTTATACTCTGCAGGTATTTGAGCGTGTGACTCAAGGAGCCACCGTAATAACAGGTAGCACATCCACACCTACATTTACAAATGGTAACCAATTTACTATTCAAACATCTGTGGCAAACTCAACCAGTTTGACTACTGCTGTGACAGCTACAATTAGTGGAACTACTGCTGCGGCATTTATTACTGCGGTAAGTTCTGCTGGCGTTCCTGGGGTTAGTGCAGCAGTAGACTCAACCGGTGCCATTGTGTTCACACAAAGTATTGGTGGTGTAATTGTGCTGGACAATGTGGGTGCTGGTACTGCTTTGAGCAACGCTGGTTTTACCACGGCTACTACTGGTTGCCGCAGTGCTATTGTAGACGACGAAGTTACTCTGTTGCTTAGTGCATGGGAAGCACTGGATTACACTGCCAGCGCAGTTGCTCCAGATCAAGACCCAGCTGATGGCCGTTACTGGTATTATTCTACCACTAGCCAAGTTGATATCATGATTCAGAGTGGAACAGGATGGGTTGGATATCGAAACGAAACCAATGATGTCCGCGGTGACAATCTTTCTCTAACTGATCCAGCAGGACCACAAATTTCTGCCACAGCACCTACCACACAAAGTGATGCCACTGCGCTGGTGTATGGTGATCTCTGGATCGACACTAGTGATCTTGAAATTTACCCTGTGATCAAACGTTGGCAAAATGTTGAAGGTGTGGATCAATGGGTCCTGATTGACAACACTGACCAAACCACTGAAAATGGTGTGTTGTTTGCAGATGCTCGTTGGAGTCCCACAGGTACTGT